GGGGGGGGAGGGAGGGGAGCGTTGGCTATAGAATCTTAATAGCCAACTCCTCCCCCCACCATATAAATGCCCCGAAAAGTACCCGGTCTCGACGGTCAGAGATTCTTCGGAACCTGGTCACAAGCACACGACATCGACATCGACAGTCTAGCTGATTTCCTCTCTTCGCTGCAACATTTCGAGTGGCTCGAAATAGTCCAAGAATCTCACCAAGATGACGGAATCCACTACCACGCCGTCGTTGTGTTCGCCTCAAGATTCCGCGGAGACATGCGGGCCTTCGATTTCGAAGGAAACCACCCTAACATCCGTGCCATCAAGAATGCAACAGTCGACCTCGTCAACTACCGCCACTACATTAGGAAGGGGGCGGAGCGGTCTAAAGAGGACGAGCACACGGTCAAGTCCCACAAGACCAAAGCGTGTGACTATATCATCGAGCCCGATACCAGAGGAACCGTTCCCATCTACGTTGCGACGTCAGGACGCTTGGATTGGGGAGGAATCCTACGCGAAGCGACCGACGAGGCTACCTTCCTCGCTCTCGTCAGAATCAATCAGCCTAAGGAGTGGGTCCTCCGGAACACTGTCGTCAGACAATACGCGGAGCGGCACTTCAAGAAAGAAGCCGCCCCCGAAACGGTCTATCCTCAGCAGAGCTGGAACGTTCCTCCCGAGTTGGATCAGTGGTGCAAGGATGTCTTCTCAGAGGTAAGCTTGTTATCATGGGACGCACGGTCACCCGTACGTCTTCTTTTGTGAGTGTGAGTCTCATGTTTGACAAGTTTGCTTATGTAGCCGAAACCGGACCGCCCGAAAACCTTACTCCTCACTGGCCCAACCCGACTTGGTAAGACGGCCTGGGCCAAGAGTCTCGGAAATTACTCTTACATGGGAGGACTCTGGCATAGCGATAAGTTCGATGACACCACGGATTACTTAATCCTGGATGACTTCGACTTTGACTTTTTTCATGGGATGCGCAAGTCTTTGTGGGGTGCGCAAGAGGTTTTCACCTCTACGGATAAATATAGGAAGGGTTACCACCGGTGGGGGAAACCGCTAATTTGGATATGCCAGGATGAATTTAATCCGTTCCATGCTGTTAGTAAGAGCTCTGGGCGGAATGTTATGGCGGCGGATGAAAAAGAATGGTATAGGGGTAATTGTGTAGAAGTTAGAGTTACGGAGCCGTTGTTTAGGGTAGCGCAAATAATAGACCCTATGGACGCATAATATATTTCAGGGTTCTCCCTTGCTTCGCACCTAACCCTTTCCTACCCATGCTCGAGGCCCTAATCTAGCAGGCATTGGCAGGAGCGCTAATGCGGCTTCGCCGCTAACCTAACCCTAAACTAAGCGTCCTTGAAGTACGTACTGAGACTGAGGCTCCCAACGATATTCGCGTTGAGGGTGCCCAGTGCCGGGGATAAGAACTCAACGACACAGTACGTGTTGTAGTTCTTGGCGGAACCAAAAGTAGTGTTGGTTATAACGCCCTCGTCCGCCTGACTGGTTAACTTCCTTCCGGTCTTCCAGTAGAACTTCTTGTTCATAATACCGGGACCGGTGGAAGAGGAGGTCATGGTCCAGGTGCGCTGCATGTGTATCTTCGCAACCTGAGTATTCCACCGCCACCAAGTGGGTACGTTGTTGAAATCAGGATCGACGACACTGTCTGCCGACACCATTAAAGCGGGGAGGTTGGTGATATCCGCATTCTCCGAATATACCGTAACCCGCATTTTCGCGTCTGGGTTGGCGGATGCTGTGTTGATGTACGCGTGAATTTCGAAGCGAAAGCCCCTCATCATTATCTCATTGCCAATGAACGAGTTCTCGGAAATCTCGCCCGAGTTGGTATCACGCGGGATATTCTGGTAAATCGGGAGCCTGATGGCAAAGCGGTCGCCCGACGTGTACCCCGCCGTGTTAAGGAGCGTTGCCCAGTTCCAGTTCGCGTCATAGCGCTTGGTCTCGATGGGAGCCTGCGCAATGCGAAGGATTGCCGCCCGTTGGCGCTTGGAAAACGTCTTCCGGCGGCGCGACCGACGGTACGCCATGGCATGAGAAGGGGTTATGTGATGCTAAGATACGACTAACAAATTCATAATTGATCGAATCAAAAACCAAATTAAGAATTATAAGATATATTAGTGTGTAAAATCATTTTTTAGTGTAACCATCAAATATGATCGGGTTACCAAATAATTCACCCGTGGGAGGGTGGCTTGTTCGGGCTGAGCTAACGCGTTTTGCCGAACTCCGACGATTTTAACCGGCTCCGGTCCGCAGTCACCGAGTCTTTTATATATAAACAGGGGGGGGAGGGAGGGGAGCGTTGGCTATAGAATCTTAATAGCCAACTCCTCCCCCCACCATATAAATGCCCCGAAAAGTACCCGGTCTCGACGGTCAGAGATTCTTCGGAACCTGGTCACAAGCAC